AGTTTATCCCGCTTGTAAAGCCCAAGGACCGAACTCTGCCATCCGACCTTGATATCGTTCATGATCGTCGGGTCAAGCTCTCCGTCGTAGTCGCCCGCCTTCTCGCGAAATTGCTTGTCGATCAAATCGCGGCTCTCGTAGGCGGCGCTGGCTGAGATGCCGAGCATCTTGGAATGAACTCCGGCCTTCAGAACGTCAGCGGCCACGTCAGGGGTCATATTTGCTGGAGCCTGAGTGGGGGTAGGACGCGTCGGGGCCGCAGCGATAGGGTTACCGCTGGCATCGTACTCCTGGGCAGGGGCTAGAGGCTTGCCCTGCGCGTCATACTCTACTGTTTGGGTGCCTTCCATGATCCCTTTCCGCCGTTACCACTTGCATCCCACTCGTAATTTGAAGGAACGGCCTGGGGCCGGGTAGGGATCTTTGCCCCCTCGACATCCGGTTTGCTGATACCAAAAAATTGCTCGGCTGCATTCGAGAACGTTTTTCCTGCCGACTGCGTTCCAAACATCCTGTCGGCGCTATCTTTGATTCTCTCTTCGTCAGCCGACTTCACGAGATCGTGAGCGATCTGGAGTTTGCTCTTGTCGGGGTTCTTGTTCACCTGATCCTGAAACGCAGCAAGTGTTTCGGCGTACTTTTTATTCTCCGCTCCAACCGTATCCGCATTCGCGTCCTTCGAAACCTGAAAGCTGTCATTGATATATTTGAATGCGTTCTTATAATCCGGTTGCTCTTGGAATGCATTCATCATTTTCCACGCTTCGTCAACATCCTTGACGGACATCTTCCCCTGACCTGTTCCAGCCATGTTCTGAATCTGAGCCTTGGTCAGAATTCCACCACTGGAGATGAAGTGCGAAACCTGTCCGAGCATGTCTTGGCTCTGATCTTGAGCAACCTGTCTATTCATCGCATACTCGTAACGGCTCTCAGTGCGAGCAGCCGACGCTTCAGCGCGTTGCTGGGATTCCATCTGGTTCATGTAGTGAAGCTCGGCCCTGTGGTCCTCACCGAGATTGTTATTCTCAAACCATCCCTTGTCCTGCTCCATCTGTAACTTCGCCGCGCCGAACTGATGCTTGGTTAGAAGGTCTTCCACGGCATCCAATTTCTTCCCAGCCTCCTGCTTCGCGTTTACGTTGAGTTCCGCCCCGTGAGACTTCACAGCTTCGGCCAACACGCCTTCCTGGTAGGGAGTGATCTTGCCAGAGGCTACCCCATCGGCGATATCCTTCAATGCTTCGCCCTCGTTGAACTGCCCGGTAGCCGCGTTGGTGTGCAGATTGATGAGCGGGACCAACTTCGTCTTGACGGCGTTCTGGCCTTCTGCCCACTCTTGAAATCGAGTGTGAGATTCCTCGGCAGAGAGCGCTTGACCCTTGTAGGTGTCGAGCTTCTCCGCGTTCACATCGGGGAACATCTCAGGATGGTTCGCCATATCTTCATGAACCTTCGCGTTCACGGAAGGGTCTGCGTTACTGATCGCATTCCTGATCTGAAGCTCCTGACCGGACTCGCGAAAAGCGCGAATCGAATCCTTAGCTTCAGCATCTCCCATTAGGCCAGTCTTTACGAGGCTATTCACAGACTGCGTATACGCTGCGAGTGCGTTCTGTTCTCCGGCAGCGTCTCCCATACCTCTCGACTTCGCGTAGTCTTGAGCAAAAGTTTGAGCAGCCTGGGTAAGCTGAATCTTTCCTTCCTTCGACATGAGATCAACTTGCTTGACTGTTCCTACGTGATCCAAACTCGGATGTAGGCTGTCGGCGTCCATCTGGATGGCAATAGCAGCGGGGGACTGCCCCCACTTCGCAGATATCTCGTTCAGAGAATCCTTGCCCTGCTGAATCACCCCAGCTACATCACGCGAGTTCTGCGTCTTCATCAACTGATTCTGAGTCGCAGTAAAGGCCGCGTTTAGATCATTTCGAGCCGCGAGCATGTCTACTTGCTTCTGCGCTTCGCGGATGTGGTTGACAATGTCGAGAGAGGTGTCTCCAAAGTCTCCAATCGCAGCCCCTACCTTACCCGCTTGACGCGGGTCTTCTCTTGGCTTCTCTACGGGATCGAGTGTGGGGATTCCGGGTATCTGGGCCACTTAGAACATCGAATCCGGGACATCGGGTACCGTCCCTGAAGGTTGAGACTGCTTGAGCGAGGAAGCAAAAGTAGAAGTCATTCCAGACATAAATGAGCCGATGCCACTCATCGTTCCCGAGAACGCTGCAATTCGCCCGTAGTATCTCTGCATGGCCGCCTCTTCCGTGCCCGCCTCTTCGACCTCCGAACCTTCTTGAGACCCTCTGGCAGCGGTCGCGGCCATGACAAGAAGAGGAGAACCAGAAGCAATATCCACACCCGATGCTGCATACGCACTAGCCTGCTTTCCGGTTCGATCTGAAGTTTTCTGCTGATTCGCAACCATCTGAGATTGCATGTTGTCGAGGGTTACCTGAGCGTTATAGTCGTAGGCAGACTTCTGCTCTTGACCGCTGACAATTTTCCCAGCCGCCGACGTGAGGCTTGAGGCCCCACCCGCTATCAACATCGATGTTCCGGCTGAGATCCCCGACATACTTTCTCCTAATCCTGATTCGCGGTCATACGTAAAACCAAGCCCAGCAACGTAAATGGCAAAGGAACGTTTTGCCGAACATAAAACTTAGATTCCTCCGTCCAATCGCCGTCGATATCGCGGGTAATTTCAGATGTCGTCATCTGCGGAGCTTGACCCATTGCACCGGGGCCGTAATCGATATCGTACATAAACCCAAGATCGGTTCCGGTCTGCCCTCCCATTGCTTGATACAAAGACAGTGTAGCGCGGTTCAACTTCTGTTTCATGCCGCGAGTTGTCATGCCCTGCGAAGCCAACACTGGGTTAGTCGGCCTCAAGAGCAGCCCGTAAGGGATACCAATCGTGATGAGGTTGGCGTAATACGGGAAGGTGATCGCATCCTCCGTGACCACCGTAGGCGGAAGAATAATAGCTCCGTCACCTACAGCCGTGACTTCCTGCCCGAGTAGATAGCTCAAGCCGGTCACTTGGTTGAATACCTGCTTGACCGTTCCGCCGCTGATATAAACCCCGAAGTCCGTAGAGTCCATGCCGACAAGCTGAAATGTGTTCGTCGTAGCGTTCGCGACGGTGTATGCCTCAGTGGCATCCTGATTGATCTCCGTCATGCCCAGCACGCCAGCAATCTGCACTGTCATCCCATTCGTAAATCCATGCGCCGGAGCCATCACTATCACTGGATTGCCATTGTTGATTCCAGTTATCGCCGCTGCGGGACCGCCGTTCAACTGCTGACCACAGTTCACGAAGAAAGCATTCGATAGCTGGCCGAACAATTCCTGCGGCATGAAGTATTCTACGAACCTCTGCGGAACACCGTTGATCGTACGGTTGACGACGACAACAAGCTGGTCCTCTTGATCCTGTCCGCTCACCACGGCTACTGATTCAATCGTCCCCGTCCCCTGCATGTTCACGCGGAACCACGCGTACACCTGATCCTGAGTATTGAAGAGGAGCCCAATGAGTTGCCCATCATTGCGCACCGCCCAGAAGATCGGGTAGGGCTCCATCTGGAAACCTGTCTGCGCGATCCCAGAGAGAGCGGACGAGGGTCCGAGGGTAATGTTCCGGTTGAGCCGAGTGAGGTCGATATTCTCCCACGAGTTACTTACGAAGCTGTAGAGAAGGAAGTTCACGATCCTCGCAGAGCGAGATACGAAAATTCCAGACCCGTTGATCGTCTGCGGCTGTAGCGCCGCCACTCCCTGCGTTCCCTGCTGGCTTGCGTTTACGTTGGTTTGACTCAGAGAGGTTCCACTGCTCGGAGCGATGACCCAAATCCCACCAGCGGTTCCGGCCAGCAATGCATTCGGAGTTCCGATCATGTTGAGAAGCTGGTTGACTTGGTTCGACACCAACGTGAATTGGTATGCGTAGTCCTCTTCGTTTGGATCACAAATGAAATCAGGATAATCATCTGCGACACTTCCATTTAGCTGGGTGGGGGTACTGAGAGCCCCACCGACAGTTAGCCTCTCCTGATAGAGCGTTCCGCACGCGGGGTAATTGCCAGGGGCCGCAAACATTGGAATCACCTTCACGGCAAACGCCCCGCCCTGATATTGCAAGTAGCTGGAGGAGTCGATTACGGCATCCGTATCCGGGTCGAGAATTGTCATAAACCAACCCGTCGCTGGAACCGTTGAAGCTGTTCCAGCCGCGTCAATCACCGGTACGGTTCCCGTCTCGTAAGCAATAGTGGAGACCAAAAATTCTCCCTCATTTAGCTCCACCATTCCAGAACCGAGGTTGATATAAATTCGGTCACCCACATTGAATGGCTGGGTCGATGACGGCGAAGCTAAGACAATCGTGCAGGTTGCCGACTGAGAGATCAGAGAGATGTTTTGCCCAAGAGCACTGTAGCCGGTCGTCACTACGTCCGGCGTGCCTCGATACGGAGGTTCACCTCCGGTCTGCCCTGGAAGCGAAAGACTATAGGCCCACGAATTCGCACCGAGGCGTTCGATCACTGCCGGTGGATAGTTGGGATGGAAGACCCACAAAACATCCGCGCTCTGCGTCGAGCAATCGAGTTGGAAGAGATCGGCTTCGAGATACGGAGTAACCAGTTCAATCGGAGGCTGAGCCGTGGCGTTGTAAGCCACCCAATACGCCGAGTTGAACGCTCCGGTGTAAAGAACGGGGAACTGCTCCTCATTGTTCGCGACGACGCACTGCGCAACGAAGGAAGATGCGCTACCTACCGAAATTGTTGATCCAGCCGGTGCGGTCGGAGCGGTAATCCACGGGGAGGAAAAATAAATCGGATCGGGAGTTACTGTCCATCCAGAGAGATCCACAAAATTATTCCCAACAGTGTTGAGGGAACCTAGCGTGCGTATCGCAGCCTGAATCGAGACAGCCGAGTTGAGACCTTGCGTAGTGTTCGCGAGGAAGATGTTGATGGACTGATTCGGAGACGTTCCACCCTTGACGACAGCAAGGGAATTCGTCCCATTGGTCTGGATTGTAATTGTTACGGGGGATGCGTAGCTCGATCCATAAGGGGCCGAAAAGGTCAAAACACCCAAGGAGGGGTTCGGAGTCCAAGTGGGAGCCGTGTAATTTAGCGCGTCGGCCCACGGACCCACCAAGGCAAGGTTGCCAGCCACGTATGCCGTCTGAGGACTGTAGTTGGCCCCAGCAGGAGGAGTTTGCAACGCGATACCCAAAGACCAAGATCCTTGAGTGGCCCCTTCCCAGATACGAACTACGCCAGCCGAGAATTCGAGAACCGCTCCCTGATCCGTGGAGAACTGAAACGGCGCAAGACGGCTCTTCCCACTCGTTGCAGTCTGGAGAAGTTCGCTGCCGACCGTCTGCGATACGCTCACCGTATACTGTCCCACTCCACCCGGAGAGCCACTCTCAACCTCGGTCTCAATTTGATACCAAACCGTCACCATAAAAGGAGCGCCTATAAAGACGCGCGAGGTGTCAGTCGCAACTGCCATCGCAAATCCAAAGGTGGAGTCGTTGATGATTGCGGGGGTTAGTGCGGCTCCCCATAGGTCAGTATCGTTGCCGTAGGTCTCAGGCAAGACTGAAGTGGTGAACGGCGTGTTTGGAGTCTTGAGGGTTCCGACTTGTCCAGCGGAATTCCATAGGGCTACCTGCGACAAGACGCTGGTGGTCGTGAACTGCGAAACCAGCTCCGCGCTCACCGATACCCCTAAGATCGTTGCGCTGGCGGGTATGGCAAATCCAAAATCTGAAAATGTCAGTTCACTCAAAGCCGAAGTCACCGGCTCGAAGTGAGTCCTCCATTGCGTTCCCACGAACTGCCAATTTCCGGTTCCGTTTCCTGTACCGTCGCGTGTGACGTTGTAGTAGGTGAAGAACGGCGTCTCGGTGGGGATGTAAGCCGTAATGACCGTGCCAGGGGTCACACCGACGCCATAGACGGTCTGCCCTATCCTAATCGTCCCGTAAATAACCTCGGTGACGGTAAGCGTCGTTCCGTCGATTGAGCCGACGAACATCGCCCCGCCAAGAGCAGTCGCCCCGGCGAAGTAGGTGCCGGGCATCTTCTTGGCACCACCCTCCACCAAGGGCAGGATGTTCTCCATCGTTAGGCACGCACTCTCAATCTTCTGCACGTCATCCCGGAACTGGCAGAGTTCCGAAATTTCGCCAGAGTTGAATGCGTACTTTACTGGATAAGCTTTCGGAGCCACTTACAACCCCCACACGCGCCGACCAGCACGTTCCCATGAATCAGAGCCCGCCTCGTCTTCCGAATAGTCCAAGCATTCATTCTGAGCTTCAGCCGAGTTGAGGCTTTCCTTGTACCATTCAGCCGCCGCCGCGAACTTTCCCTTATCCTCCGTAACCGGGATGGCAAGCTCTTGCGCGAGGCGATTCGTCAGACAGTTCACAAACCCGGGCATCAACTGGGTGTAGTCGGAGATGAGTTGGATGTAGCAAATCTTGGCTGGCCCGAAGAACCCTCCATAGTTGGTCAGGACGAAACGGCCCGTGGGCGCAGGCGGAAGGGGGTCAGGAGGCGCTCCGTTGACTGGGGTGGCCCAAGCACCTGTATTCATCGTCTCGATCACGTATGGCTCATGCGAGGGCCAGAACGGGGTATCCCTGCGGTGATACCAGCCATCACCCTCTGGCCCACAGCACCAATCGTAAAAGGATCGCCCGCGACCGTTCTTTACGGGCCGTACGAAGCGTAGGAGGTCGGCGGGGAGAGCCCAGGCCCAGCGCCATCCATAGAGAGGCTGCCAGGGGCTAAGCTGAAGTTTCGTGCGGGTCTTCGCGAACCGCCAGTCGCGCTCGGATAATACCTCTTGGAACACAGGGTCCCAGACAGCCAACGCCCTCACCGCGTTCGGTGAGGGATCGTTGATGCTTGTGATGAGGTTGCGAGCGCCTAGGCGACCAAGTGCGAGGTTCGTGATCTGAGTTTGCGAGTAGTTCACTTGGCCCTCTCTCTAGGCGAGAACGGGCTCGGCCTCGACCTTGGCGTGCGTCTTCTTGTGAACCTTGAGAGCGTAGAGATGCGGGAACGACTCCCCACAATCCTTGCACTTCACGGCACCCTTCTTTTGCTTGCCGCGTTGGTCTTTTACAATCACCGCAGGCTCGTTGTCCACGGCTGGACTTTCGTTGTGCGCCGTCTTGGTATGCGTCCCAAGATCCGAAAGGGTCTTGAAGAACGCTCCGCATCCCGGCTTCTTGCAAGAATAGTCATGCGGCTTGTCGTTCGGGTTGGCGTTGCGGTCGAACTCAAAAACGTAGGGGGGCTTGGAAGTCGGGAACGCTTCGAGCTTCCCCTCGTCGCTGCGCATGTACTTGACCGGCTTCCCGTCCTTATAGGCAACGGGGTGAGTGGTCAGAGAAGCAAGAGGGGAGTCGGTATCGATCTCGTACTCGAAACCGGGGAGGTATTCGCGAGCCTGAGTATTATCCCAGGCCCGCGCCGTGCATTTTGCCATTACCAGCATTTTACTGTTCTCCACCCGTGCGAGGACCAAACCAAGCAAGGATCGTTCCAGTTGTGGGATCAGTTCCAGTGAGGGCCGCATAAAAACGATTGAATTCCAAAAGCGACCCCAACTGAATCGGGATGTAGTAGTGTGCGCCGACGACCGCAAGCTGCGCCAGGGTCAGCGTGCGAGCAGCAACCGGGTTGGGAGACGCAGTGTAAAGTGCGCCGGTGGTGAGCGAGGTGCAGAATTCAAAGTTGATGCTGGTCAGCAAATTGAATGCCGAGCCGACGATCACATGAAGCCCCATCTCGACGCCGCCATTTCCCGGAAGCTCAGGAGGGAAGGTGTAACCCTTCTCCGTGAGGGACGGGAAGCTGCCGGGGTTGACAGAGGAAGTCGGTGCGCCAAAGTCGATTTCGAGATTGGAATACTGACTCCCCGCGTAGCAGAGGGCATCGCCGTAAACACCAGCCGTGTTCGTGACCGGGCCGAAGGCGGATGTTCCGCTGCCGTGGAGGTAAGTTAGAGCGTCTGTTACAGGCATTTCATTCTCCTTTGGCTTAGCTGATGACCGTCTCGGTGTTGAGCAACTTCTCTGCAACGTAAATCGGAATTCCCTGGAAGGTCGTCACGCGACCGCCAAAGACATCCATACCGGGCTTGAACATCGTGTAGGCGTTGATCTTCTGACTCACCGCCCGGATGTCAATCTGGGTCTTGAGAGCGCGATTCACAAAGATCGCGGTCCCAGGATTCGCCCCTTCGTCCGGCAGGTAGTTGATCGCTTCGATGAGGATGTTTTCGTCGAAGTCATTGCTGCTGAGGATGGCGGGGTTGATGTTGGCGACACGCTGCACGCAGCGTTCGTCAGGCACCTGAAGACCCATGAACCATGTGAAGTGGGTGCGATAGACCTGATGCAAGTAATTCTGGGAGACGGCTCCGAGCGACTGAGCGTTCTCCTTCGTCACTTCGCCGAGGTCTTCGATGTTGAACCCGCCAGGGGTGTTCGGGGGATAGATCCCATGCACCTTGCCGGGGCCGAACTCGATCAACCACATGCTCGTAACCGAGCCGGAGGTAGAACCGCCGTTCAGCACGTTCGGGTTCCAGGAGGTGTCGCCGTTCGGATACGATTCGAGGTTGTTGAACCGAGTGGCGAGGCCATTGAATGCTCCAGGGTTAGTTCCGATGTTACCGTACCAAGACATGTTCTCCAGCGTCTGCCGGAAACCTTCGATATGGTTCATGTCCTGATCGGTGCGCCATGCGGTCGGGTTGTTCTGAATCCGGCAAAGCTCCTTATCAACTTCCGAGTAGTCCTCAAAGAGAGCAATCGGATCGTTGATCGGAGTGTTGTGGGAAGCCGTCTGCAACACACCCTCATTCCACCGACGCGTTCCGGGGATCGGCAAAGAGTCAGTGCGAGTAGCGATGTTGGATAGGACGTTGTTGCTCGCCACCATCGGAAGCATCCGAATGAGGGGGCACTTCCGGTCGAGGATTCGAGCCGGTTGGATGTACTGAGCGCGAGCGTCAGCAGACCCATAGTTGTTGATGATGTCGATCAGGGTTGGGTACCCGAGTACGTTTGCGTCAGCCATTGTGAAACTCCCTTACCGCAGATTTTTAGACCTTAGCAGGAGGCATATTGCTCTTGCTGTAGTTGATCCCCGTAGCGGGGGCTACATTACCAGAGCCGTTTGTTCCCTGCGGCGAACGATCTTCTCCCGTCAAAGCGGCGAGCTTCACAAGCAACTTGATGGTCGAGAGCCGAGTCTTCTCGGTGCCCGCATCAAAATCCTTGTCGAACTCCGTACCGACATGCTTTTGGTACAACCGTTTTGCCAGTTCCACGTTGGCTTCGTACTTGTCGCCGTACTCGTTTTTGAGCGCCTGGGTAGCTTGCGCTACTTCATTCTGGAGAGCAACGTTGTGCGCCTCCACCATCTTCTGAACTGAAGCATTCCACTTCTGGCTCAGCAGTTTGGCTTGGGGCTTCGTAAGACCCAAATCATGAAATTGTTCCTTCCAGTCGTTCGTCCACTCGGTAGCGTTCTTGTCCTCACCATCGAATTCATACTCCTTGGGGTCTTTCGGCCTTCCCAGAGCATCGTAAAACTTGGAGCGGTCCTCGTCGGTAGCCGTCTCCGAAAGTTTGGGTATTGAATTACCGAGACGCTGCTCAAAGTCTGTCGCCTTCGTCTTCGTTTCAAGATAGCTCTTAGCAAACTCGCCAACCGTCTTGAACGGAGCAAAGGTTTCATTCGTCTTGAGTTCATCCGGTAATCCAGCACGCCATCCCAGGGATTCGGTTGTCGGCTCGGTCGCTTCCAATGTTTCAGGCATTTACTTCTCCAATCAAAATACTACATCAAAAATCTTACGCGGAAGCCTGCGCCCTGCATCCACCGTTCAGGCCAGTGAAGACGACCGTGGTCATAACACTCACGGCACAGGTCGCCGTATTGGTCGTATTCCCATTGACTTCCGCCGTGATCGCATAGGTCGCGCTGAGATTCTGCACAATGGTCGAATACCCCGGCTGACAGTTCGGAAATACGAGAGTCACAGCCGCGCTGGGGGTCAGCGTGATGAGTGACGCCCCGGCCTGTTGGATCGTCAGCTTCACAGTGCCAGATACGCTGCCAAGATCCACTTCCCCATAGGTGTCCAAGGTGGGACCAGTCTGCGTAGCCAGAGGACGGAATCCTGCACGCTCTTGGGGAACTCTGAGTCCATCTCCTCCGGGCCACTGGATATTATCGAAAGCTGCGTTAGGATTTGCCATGTTACTCCTTTATCAATCCAAGACCACGGTAGAGCGGATCAAACACTCCTGCGTTTGTTGCAATTACAAGTGCGAAGTTGTATTCAGAAATCTGGACTGCGTTCTCAGGATCTAGTGTCACACCGTAATGGCCCTTCGTCAAGATATCACCTAAAACAATTTTCCCCTCGGGAGTCGAGAAGACATTCTTGTACCGCTTTTGCATCTCTTCACTACTGCTGTCCATTGTCATTCCCCATCAATTTGTCGAGTATGCTTCCAGCTTCAGGGGCTTTCGCAAGCGCAGATGCGGCCTTCGCCATCTTCGGTATCGTCTCCGCATTGCGCTGCTGCTCGGCCAGCTTGTTGACGCCCTGGATGATCGAGGCGAAGGTCTTATCGTCGTAGACGATATCGACAGGGGCATTCAGCGCATCGCGCATGATGCGGAGAACCTCAGGTCCATTCACCGCATGAACAATGGTTGGATCGAACTGCGCTACCTGTTGCGCTGCCGACAAGAAGGACTGAATCTGGCGCACGGT